GATCATGGACGGCATCATCGCCAGCATGCTCACCGGCACGCACGGCGACTTCGGTCCGCTGACCTACGGCAAGGGCTACATCCAGCTGCCCAGCGGCCTGTTCCTGCAGTACTACGGTCTGCACGGCGAGGCTGAAGTGCGCCGCGACGACCTCGTGGTGAACGAGGCCACGTACCTGACCCGTCAGGGGCGCAGCAAAATCTACGGCGGGCTGCTCACCGAGAACGTGGTGCAGGCGCTGGCTCGCTGCATCATCGCGGACCAGATGCTCGAGATATCCAAGAAGTACCGGATCTGTACGATGGCCCATGACGAGATCGTGGTGGTCTGCCCGAAAAAGGACGCGGATCGCTGCCTGCAAGACATGCTCCGCATCATGTCCACCCCGCCCGAATGGGCCAACGGTCTGCCGCTGGCAGCCGAGGGCGGATGGGATGCGAATTACAGCAAGTGACCACGACATGAGCACCCATCACGAAGTCCTCGGCGTACAGCCCGAGGCTACCGACGACGAGATTCGGGCCGCCTACAAGCGGGCCGCCATGAAGCACCACCCGGATCGCGGCGGCTCGCCCGAAGCGTTCCAAGCTGTGCAGGACGCCTACGCAGCCCTCCAGAACCGGGTCTGCCCGGACTGTGGCGGCAAGGGATTCATCACCACCCGGCAAGGGTTCTTCGTCTCCAAGACGCCGTGCCCCAAGTGCTGGAAAACTTGATCAGGAGGTATATCACATGAGCACGATCGGTGCTAAAATCGACCAGCTGCATGCTCTTCGCGAGCAGAAGCGCGCACTCGAAGAGCAGATCAAGCAGCTGTCGGGACAGATGGACGTGCTGGAGAACGACCTGATCGACCAGATGGACACGGAAGGTGTGTCGAAATCGACAGGAAACAGCGCCACTGTTTCCATCACCACCTCCGTGAAGCCCTCGGTCGACGACTGGGACGCCTTCTACGCGTACATCCACCGGTTCAAGTACTATCACCTGCTCGAACGTCGTCCTTCGGTCACCGGCTGCCGCGAGCTGCTGGAGACCAAGGGCAAAATCCCGGGAGTCGTCCCGTTCACCCAGCGCAAGCTGAACATCCGTTCTGTCTAGGAGAGAATCAAAGATGGCAACTACCCGCGCCAAAACCAACCTGCCCATCAACTACGAGGAGCAGCTCGCCAAGGAGGCGTCGGAGATCGCGAAGCGTATCGCCGCGCCCACCGGTGACCGCATCCGCTTCAACGCCAACCGTGCGTTCATCACCCCCGATGGGATGGAAGGCGAAACCCTCGAAGTCGTGATCGTCGACTTCGTGTCCAGCAACCTGTTCTACGACGGCCCCTTCGACCGCGACAATCCCCAGCCCCCGGGCTGCTTCGCGATCGGCCCCGAACCGCCGCTCCTCGTTCCCAGCCCCAACAGCCCGAACAAGCAGGCCGAAACCTGCTCGTCCTGCCCCAACAACCAGTTCGGCTCCGCGCAGAACGGCAAGGGCAAGGCGTGCAAAAACACCCGCTTGCTGGCGCTGATGCCGTCGTCGGCTCTCGACAATCCGAAGGAGGAAGCTCCGATCTGGATCCTGTCGGTCCCGCCGACCTCGCTCAAGGCGTTCGACGCCTACGTCCACACGCTCTCGATCAAGCACAAGACCGTGCCGATCGGCGTGATCACGCAGGTCTCGCTCGACCCGGAAAACACGTTCGCATCGCCGCGCTTCAACGTGGTGCGTCCGCTGCAGAGCAAGGAGCTGGGCACGTTCATGACCCGCCGCGAGGAAGCCAGCCAGCGCCTTATGACCGAGCCCGACGTGACGCAGTACACTGCCCCCAAGGCCGGTGGTCGCAGCGCGCCGGTCGGTCGCCGTACGCGGTAAGCAATTCGGGATGTGTTACCAGATGGGCGCTGGCCCGGACTGTAAATCCGGGGCTTAACGGCTCGCTAGGTTCGACTCCTAGGCATCCCACCAACATCGGGGCTCATTGCCCCGGTTCTCGAGGTGGCTACCAGCCCAAGCGAATAGAGGTACAGGGCCCTCAAGTCGCAGGCTAGTAGCCGCCTCACCTTCCACAATCGTCATCTGGAGCATCGAAATGGCACGCAAGCAGAGCGTCATCCTCACCCCGGCCGAGAAGAAGGCCGCCGTCGGTATCGCCAAGGAAGCCGTGAAGAACGCCAAGGCCAAGTTGGCCGAGGTCAACAAGGCTCGCAATACGCTGGACAGCGAGTACAAGAAGGCCGTCAAGGCCAGCAACAAGGGCATCGACGCAGCGCAGAAGGCTGTCACCGCTGCTGAGGCCGCGCTGCTGAAGCTCAACCCTCCGCCGCCCCCGAAGGCCGAGCCGTCCCCGGTGAGCGTCTAATCGGCAGCGTCGCGACTCCTAGAAGCCCGGACTTCGTGTTCGGGCTTTCTCTTTCAGGAGATCCCCAATGAAGCACATCATGCTGGACCTCGAGACGCTGGACACGACCTCTTCGGCCGTGGTGATCAGCATCGGAGCCGTGGCTTTCGATCCCGAGACCAACGCTCTCGGCGACAAGTTCTACGTCGAAATGACGGAGGACACCGCAGCGCAGCAGGCACGCGGCCGCACCATCTCGGGCGATACCGTCCGCTGGTGGATGCAGCAGGACGTGCTGGCCAAGCGCGTGTTCTCGGTGCCGCCGCCCGACGGCGTGGAGCGCATCAGCACGTTCGAGGCGCTGTCCCGCTTCGGCCTCTTCGTCGCCAAGCAGGACAGCAAGCAGATCGACGATGTCGAGATCTGGGGCAACGGCGCGGACTTCGACAACATCATCCTCGGCAGCCTGTACGACGCGTTCGGGCTTCGTAAGCCGTGGTCTTACAGCCGCAACCGCTGCTACCGGACCATGAAAAACCTCGGTATTGGTCCGCGTAGGCCGCAGGTGCGCGAGGGTGTCCACCACAACGCGCTGGACGACGCCATCACGCAGGCCGTCCATCTGCAGGAGATCTTCGCATGCCTCAAGCCCCGCTGATCGGTATCGCCGGCCGCGCCCGTTCGGGCAAGGACACGGTGGCCAATTTCATCGTCGCTGCCATCGGCGGATACCGGTACAGCTTCGCCGATCCGATTCGCGCCATGCTCGCACCACTCGGTGTGGACATGTCCGACCCGTACTGGCAAGCGCGCAAGGAAGAGCCGATCCCCGCTCTTGGTGTCAGTCCGCGTCGCATGATGCAGACCCTCGGCACCGAGTGGGGGCGGCAACTGATCAACCCCGACCTGTGGCTCATCATGGCTCACCAGCGCCTGCTGCAGAGCGGTCCGGGGATGGTCATCTCGGACGTCCGCTTCGACAACGAGGCGGCGTGGATCCGCAAGCACGGTGGCCGGATCATCCATGTGATTCGCCCTGACACCAAGGCCGTTGAGGCTCACGCGAGCGAAGACGGTATCGAGATGCAAGACACCGACGCCCAGCTGTTCAACAGTGGTACCCTCGAGGAGCTTCAACTCTCCGTGAGGGAACTGCTCCATGTCTACGACTAAGCCCGAAAACCGGTTCATCGGGAGTGTGCATCGACTCCTCCCGAGGACCTACGCCGAGAAAATGAACAACCCTTGGCGCGCTGGAACCGCTGACGTCTGGTACTCAGGCGATCGCGGCGATCTGTGGATCGAATACAAGTTCATCGAGAAAATTCCGAGAAGCGCAGAGATTCTTCCGGACCTCACACCGCGCCAGAAGCGGTGGCTCAACAATCGACTCGATGAAGGGCGCAACGTAGCAGTTGTGCTTGGAACACCGACTGGTGGTGTGATCTACCGGAACAAGGAGTGGATGCGTCCGCTCGACCACGTGACCCTTGCAGGGCTCATTGTGCCGAGGGACGAGATCGCACGGTGGATCTTTTCACAAGTCGGAGCCAGTAGATGCCAATCACTAACGTAGTGATGAAGACCTCCAAGGTTGTCGTCGCTAGTTACCGGATCCTCGCTACCTCGATTCTGGGTTACTACCTGATCAAAGAGACGATTCGCAGGGAGAGAGATGGACGAAAGCACCATCCTGATGGCCCAAGCCTTAGCGCAGAGCGAGGTGGAAGCCGGAATCAAACGGGCGGTTGACCAACTGCCCAAGCAGCCGCCGGACTTTGACGGTTGCTGTGTCAGCTGCGGGGAGGAGATCCCCGCAGCTCGTATCAAATTCGGAGCCATTACATGCGTCCCGTGCCAGATCCTCCTCGAGCGGAGGCGCTCGATCATGAGGCAGCCGTAGCAGCATTGAAGAGGGCAAGCGTGACCTTCGCGACCCTGAAGGAAGCCGAGGCCGTGGCCGGCAAGCTCGGAAAGCCCTCCAAGATGCCCGGCTACGCCTATGGAATACCAGCGCGCCACTGCCCGGTTGGCGCACTTCTGGTCAAGATACCGGGCTCCGTGTGCTCTGGCTGCTACGCGCTCAAGGGCCGCTACGTGTTCGGCAACGTACAGCGAGCACAGGAGTACCGCTTCAACTCGTTGAAGCACCCGCAGTGGATCGACGCCATGGTCTTCATGATCAAGAAGCGGAAGTGTGACTACTTCCGCTGGCACGACAGCGGGGACATTCAGGGCATGTGGCACCTCGAGAACATGGTCGAGATCGCGCGCCAGTGCCCCGAGACCAAGTTCTGGGTTCCGACGCGCGAGAACCGGGTAGTGCGCCAGTATCTGGCGCAACACGGCGCGTTCCCCTCAAACTTCGTAGTCCGCGTCTCAGGAGCAATGATCGATGGCCAAGCCCCGACCTCCTTCGCCAATACCTCCACTGTCACAACCAGTGGAAGCCCTACGTGCCCCGCCTACAAGCAAGGCGGTGTCTGCGGAACATGCAGAGCTTGCTGGGACCCTGCAGTCCGGAATGTCTCATACCCCAAGCACTGAGGACGGAGACGAGCAGGAAGTCCTGCGCCACGGCTTGGTCGTGCTGGTGACATATACCGAAGATGGTCTGGTCATCGACTCTTCGCTCGACGTTTCTGACCTTCTGGGAATGAAATGGGTCGGCGTCCTCGCTGCTGAGAAGCTCACCGGCAAGCGCAACGAGAAGGCGCACAAGCTGGCCGGCTCTCTGCACATGCTGCGGCTGCGCACGAGGTTCGACGGCCATTGCTACGGCCCCTACCTGATCAAGAGCGAGTCCCCTCTTTCCGTGGAAGAGCTGGAGCAGGTGCTCCGTGCTATGCCACCCGACCGCCGCAAGGCATTTCTCAAAGGAGCTGCAATATGAATCTGCACTTGAGCGTCGCCCGTGCCGTGTTCCAAGCGGACGGCAAGCCGGACACCGAAGTCCGCGTACTGCCCGACCCGACCGGCGGCGTGTCGTTCTCCATCAACTTCGGCGGCACGGACGTGATGAACTCCGGCTTCATCCCGCCGGGGCGCGAGCTCCAGCTGGCCGAGTCACTGCAGTTCATCGCCGACACGATCAGTGCGCATGTCCCGGGCCGGCTCACGCCGTTCGTCCGCGGTTGGATCAACACTGCTGCGGACATCCATCACACAGCGAAGTCCAAGGGCTTCTGG